GAGGTCAGTGATGCGCCCTGCCTGCTGCAAGGCCTGGAGCTGGCACCAGCGCTCGCTTTCCGCCTTGCTGTCGAAGCGCAGGCCAGCAACCACAACGCTTTGGCTGTTGAACTTGCTGCGTCGCATGGGCATTCTCCTGTTGGCCACAGGAGAAGTCATGCCACGTCGAAGCCAGCCCGATCCAGCGCCAGCCCAGAATGTCGGGCAGCTTGAACAGGAACAAGCGCTTGCGCAGCTTGAGCAACTGACGCTGCACGCCAGCGACGAAGTGCTCGCCGAGGACGACGGCCTCGCGCCCCTGACGCCGCCGCAGCGCAGGCTTGTGGAAGCCCTGTTCCAGATAGACTTGAACGACTCGGTGGAACACGCTGCCCGGCTTGCAGGGTTTCCGACCGCAGCGCATGCAGGCGTGGCGCAAAGCAAGCCGAAGTTCAAGGAAGCCATGCGCGCCCGCGTCGAACGCGAGGTCGTGCTGCTCTCACGCATGGCACCCAAGGTGCTGCGCCAAATCCTGACAGACCCGCGCGTGTCGGGCAAAGTGAAGCTCGATGCGGTCATTGCCATTCTTGACCGCATCGGCCTCAAGCCCCCGGAAAGGGTGGAAGTCAAGCCGCAATCCCATATCGAGATCGACTTGAGGGACTAGCACCACTGCTCGGCCATCGCGGCAGCGATGCCGCGGAAGGTGATGCTGCGCTTGCGCCCTCGGTCGGGGCTTGGTGGCATACGGTGAATCAGAGGTTGCCGCTCCTGCACCACCCGTGTCGGCACCAGCTTGGGCAAGCCCTTGAGCCACAAGCATGTTGCCTTGCTGACCGGATCGCCGAACATCCAGGGGTGGACGATCTGGTCCGGCTTGCGGATGGCCGTGCTGATGATGCCGACAGGGTTCTCAACCGCAATGCGGGGACAGTCCAGCGCGAGCAGGGAACGCACGAAGTTCAGGGCTTGCGCCTGCCGCTCGGCATTGCCGGGCCTCGACCACCATCGCGCACCCGACGAGCACAGGTAGGTGCAGGGAGGAAAGGCAATGATCATGTCCCAAGTGCTGGGCGCACCCCAGCGTGTGGCCAGCACCTCCCTTATGTCGCCGATGATGTGATAGGGCACCTGGCCTGGCGGTCCATCCGTCGCTTCGATCAGGTCGCATGACCAAGCATCGACGCCCCTCTCGCGGAAAGCACGGCGCACGGTGCCGCTGAACTCGCATGCCACCATCACACGCATGGCGGCACCCGCAATCCGAAGTCCTGCGCCACTTCCCGCAGCTTGCTGGCCCAGAAGGCACGCACCGCCTCAGGACCCCGGCTGGCCACAGGCGGCGTGTAACGGTCAGGCCACAGCGCCGCCAAGTCGTGAACACGCTGCAGTCTGATGAGAAGGTGCAGGCGGCTCTTGTCTTGGAAGAGGTAGTCTTTGCGCTCGTCCTCGGAAATCAGGCCGCAGGCCGCGAGGGCATGCAAGGACGATTCGCCCTCCAAGTCAGGCGTGTAAAGCTCGTCAGGGATGAACACGCCCACGGCACAGCGCAACCCATCCGGACTGCGGTAGGCGCAAGGGCTAGCGCCGCTGGGCTTCCGCCAATCCGGAACATCGTCACGCACCGCAGGCATGCCCTGCTTCATCAGGTGCTCGGCCACGATGTCGAAGATCTCTTGCAAGTCGGTCGGCAGCATCGTCGTGTCTCCTTCTGTCGAGGGTTCAAACGCAAGACCACAGCTCGCGCATGCCGCGATCCGTCTTGACGTAGAACGTCACGTTGCCGTGGTCCGTGGTGGCAATCACATAACCACGGTAGTCCTTGGGAACCTCGTCGCCTGCCTCGATGGCGAGAATCTCGCCATCGCGCGTGTCATTCTCGATAGCCCGCCAGTCGGGCCAGAAGCCGAAGTTGGCCGGATCGCCCTCGTGCGCACCGAAATACACATAGGGCGGTGCGAGCTGGCTCAGTAGGCTCTCCAACTCTTCGATCACCTCGCTGGCATGCTCGCCAGTCCAGCCGCGCCGGTCCTCGGCGCGGGCATCCCGGATCACCTCGGACTGCCATTTCTCGCGCTTCTTGCCACGCAGCATGCGCAGGGCAACATAGAGAAACTCGGGACCCAGATCCTCGGCACGCAGGGTGCCGTGGCTGACAGAACCGATGTGGAACATCATGGTATGTCTCCTTCTCCGTTGGTTACATGGGCACCAGCCACCCGGCAACGATGCCCAAGGCGGCAGAAACAACGACGGCGGCGATGAGCCAGAGCGCAGGGTCACGCATCAGGCTCTCCGTTCAGCAGCTTGAAGCGACGCTCCAAGCGGTCAATGCCCAGCTCCGTCTGCGCCAGGGTGGACTTCAACAACGGCAACTGGTCATGGCCGTGCAGCTCGCGCGTCAACGCTTTCGCAATGTCCAGCACGCGCCTGAGGTTGTAGATTCCAGAAACCGTCGTGAACCACGGCACGGAGATGTCGCTGCCCAGCTTGGACAAGGCAGCATTCACCACGTCGTTTAGGGCGTGGATCGTCAGAATCTTGGTGTCGGTGGTGTGCGTCATGGGTCGTTTTGCCTCCAAGGCTTTGAAGTTGCAGGAAAGTCGAGGGCAGCTTGCGATCCCCAAGGCAAGCGCGTTGGCTGGAAACTTTCGTTGTCCAGCCGGTGTGGGGGATTTTTTGTGGGCCGCAAGGCCGTGAGGTTGGCGCGGGATCGCGGCATCTTGCGTTCCCAAAGCGTGTGTCCGGTGACGTTTGACGCACGCTGGGCGGGAGGGACCGCTGCCACGCGACGCACGCCGGGCGGGAGGGACCGCTGCCACCCGCTGGATGCCTGGTGCCGAGGGACTGCTGCCGCCCGCTGGATGTGGGGGGTGCTTGGCGGCTGCTGGCAGCGGCTTTTGAGCGTGGTGGCTGGGGGTAGGGCGGGCGGGCATTGTTGAAGCAACTCCCTTCTCGCCATTTCTGCCCGGCACTCTCCACGGCCGCGCAGGGGTGTGGGGTCCGGGGAGAGGGGGCGTAGCCCCCTCTCCCCGGCGCGTGGGAAGGGGCGCGGAAGGTTCCTGAGAACCCTCCGCGCTGGAAGGGCTGGCCAGGTGGCTGCCTGGCCAGCCGTGGCGGCTACTTGCGCAGCCGTGCGAGCTGCGCGCGCTGGCGCTCGGTCAGCCCGACCACAGGCTTCTCGCTGTCGCGGGGCATTGCCGCTTTGCGCGAGGCGTAGCTGTAGTCTCGCCGCTCGAAGCGGCTCAGTCCTGCCGCTTCGGCGGCCGCGAGCACTGCGCTCGCGAAGGCGGAGGCCTCGTAGGCCTCGGCCATTGCGTGGTCCAGGCGTTCAAGACTCTCGGCGAGTTGAACGCTTACAACCTCGGCGGCTGGGGTGCCTTCGCTTAGTTCGGCTACCCTCCTCCTCACGTAGTCTTCTACAGCGGTGGCGTTCGCCACCCTGTCCGAGGCGTGGTCGAGGAGCGCATTTGTGATGCGCTCCACCAGCGCGCGCTTTGCGGCGCTGGCGAATCCGTGATCGCGGTGCTCGCGCTCAAATGCGCGAGCCTCGTCAAATGTGATCGAGAGTTCACCCTGAACGGCGCTGTTCAGGGCATGCATGAAGGCTTGCGCGTTCGCGCGGGCTGCCTCCTCGATTGAGGCTGCCCTCTGGGTGTCGAGCGCGCCTTTCAGGTTTGGCATGAAGCGGATCGCGATGGGCGATCCGCTGGTTACGGTCTTGGTGGAAGGCTGATTCTTGGGCATGATCTGTCTCCGGTTGGGTCTGGCAACGGACCATCCGTCGCCAGTGTCAAGATACCAAGTGTCGGGGAGGGTGTCAACAACTTTTTTCACTCCCACGCTGCGCGATGATCTGCGCCAGCACGCGGCCACGGCACGGCAACTGCGCGCGGCCCTTGTTTCTTTTTTGAGAGGACAGGGGCTGCCCTTGTTGGCGATAGCAGCGCTTTTCCTCCGGACCACGGCCCTGTCAAGGATTGCGCAGCAACCGCGCGTAGCGCGGCAAGGGCGGCGCAGCCGCCCGCAGTCCTTGACGGGGACGGGGGCCGGATTTAGGCTTGTTTCTTTGCCTAACAAGGGCTGCCCCTGTCCTCTCCCGCGCCGAAGGCGCGGGTTTGTTTTTACCCCTCTTCCGGCAGATCCTCGGTCCGGCAATGCCACCGCATTGCATGGGGTTCCCAGCGGGGGCCATAGCCTCCCGCCTTGATCTTTCCCCTGCGCATCATGCCGCGCACATGGCGCGGCAGCGTCCGCGCAGAACCGGGAGCGGGACGCTCCCAGTCCTGCTTCGCGAGCAGCGCGCCGAAGCCGACGCGCGGCAGTTTGGGCGCGTGGCGCAGGCAGAAGCCCGCGCGGGCACCGAGTTCGATGGCGTCCTGCGCCGCGATGGACGCGGCGACGTCGGGATGCACCCATCCGTCCTCGTCGCTCGGCCCCTGTTGGGCGTTGCGAAACGCCCGATAGAGCGTCTGCCACTGCTCCTTGCTGCTGCCAATCATCTCTTTTCTCCTTTTGCCGAGCGCGAGCAGGGCCGTCCTGCTCCTCAAACCTCGCTCAACATGCCCTCTCCCAAGCGACGCCCTAGGCCCGCAGAGTCAACTACCCCAGCGAGCGAAGCGAGCGGGTAGTTGACGCCAGGGCCGGGCGTCGCACCTGGTCTTCGTGCTGATCTTCGTTGCCCCTCTTGACGACCACGGAGGTTTCATGATATGCGGACCTCGGACGCCTGGGCAATGCTTTAACAAAAAAAGGGAAGGAAGTATCTCTTTAACCAAAGAGGGTGCTTACCCTAAGAATCTTGATTCTGCTTAATCAGAGATAATTCTAGTCCCGGAGTATGCTTGGGGATGGGGGGGTGCAGGGGGGGAAGGCGACTTACCCCCCTCGTTGGGCTTCTGCGGGAGCCTCATCGGGACGACGAACTGCCACTGCCTCGCGAACGTGTGAAGCCCCGCGTGAGAGTGTCGAGAGTGTGCAGGGCCGAGATGCTGCGAGGCCGAAAGCCGCAGCGGGACGGCACACACCACCTTTTTTGATTCTGATTCCGACGATTGCCGAAGCCCGGAAGCGCAGAGGGCTTGGCAGCGCGCGTCGAGGATGGCGCGAGTCCCGAAGCCGGGCGCATGCGACGGAGAACGCACCCGCTTAGAGGCAGGACCCTCTACGGCTGACGGGCGCTTGCTAAAGCATGTCGCTCGCTGGCCGCGCGAGGGACGCGCATAGACATGGCCCGAGAAGGCGCAAGGAAGGCCGTGGAAGGGCCTCGACGATGTGGCCGCTAGGGTGGTAGCGCCGAAGGGCGGAGGCCACTCTACGACGATCCTAGAGGCTTGGCGGGGCATGTCGCACCTTCGAAGATGCGAAGGTAGGGATACCTTCGGGGATGCGAAGGTAGGGGATGTAGAGCTGATACCTTCGCAAAGCCGAAGATTCGGGCTGGGGCAGGAGTGCATCGGTTAGAGCAGCGTCGGAGGCGCGGCATGCGGGTGTATGATGCGGGGAGGGGGTATATCCGACCCCTCTGTAGGGTTATTGCGTTGTTTTTGCTTGCTTTCTTTCCCCGAAAGTCCCTACGGCGTGTGTGGGATTTCTGATGTTGCGTGTGTTTTGTGCCACCGACGCCGCTTATGTGCTGGACCTTTTGCGGCTGTTGGGCGCTTGCTGAGGCGTGTCGCTGGCTGGCCGCCCGCCCGTGTGTGCTGGGTTGTCCTTAGACATGCCTCTGGAACGCTTTAGGAAGGCCGTGGAGTGGCCTCAACCGCGTGGCTGCTACCTTGGTAGCTGGAAGGTGCCGAGGCCGCTCTACGACGATCCTGGGGCTTTCTAGGGGCATGTCTGATTCTGACGCACTTGCCTTTCGAGGCTTTGACCCCTTTGACCTGGCGCATCGTGCGCTGAGCCTTGTCGCTTGCTGGGCCGCGCCGGGGTTGGGTTGTCCTTAGACATGCCTCTGGAAGGCTCTAGGAAGGCCGTGGAGTGGCTTCTCCGATTTGTCCGCTACCTTGGTAGCTGGGCGTGCCTTATGCCTCTCTACGGCGATTCTGGGCCGATTGCGGGGTATGTCTGTTTTTGTCGTGTGGGCGGGGTTTGGTTCCTTTGGGCCTGGCGCAGCCAGTGGGCTTTGCCGCACCCTCCGACTGCGGAGCAGGAGGAGGGCGACCCACCGCGACGCGCAGCGGAGCGGTGGCACGCCGCCGCGCCGCAAAGGCGCGGCGGCCTTCCTTGGGTGACGCTGGCGAAGCCAGCGGAACCCGCCGCACCCCCCGAAGGCGAAGCCGAAGGGGGGCATTGCCGCCCGCAGCGAAGCGAAGGGCGGCCACAGCCGCCGCGCCCCGCAGGGGCGCGGCGGCCGGGCCACCGCCCCCGACCGAAGGGAGGGGGCGGGGGCCAGGGGAGGGGAAAAAGTCGGGACAGCGTGGGGAGCCGTAAACCCCCTCTATGATTTTTCCCCCCAACTTGCGGGCTTCCCTCCCCCCTCTTGCCTCTGCTATGAGCTGTTCCATGTCCGATCGGAAGCGCTTTAAGCCTTCTTCTCCCCCGCGTGCGTCCGGGCTTCGGAATCCGCAGGATGTTCCTGGCTATTGGGCGAACGGGCTTCCGCGTTTTCCGTTGCTTCCGAGTCATCCTTGGTATGACCGGCTTTTGGCGTATTACCACGTGTTGGCGCAGCGGTTGCGTGGCAAGCATTACAAGTCTGCGCCTCGTGAGGCTGCGCGGCGTGTCCAGTCTTTGGCGCGTGGTGTTGCGATGGCGGAGTGGCGGGATGTTCCGTATCGTGAGACGCGCACGTGGTATTTGCGTCCGCAGGACGAGACGCGCTTGCGTGAGTTGGTGGAGACGTTGCTGCATCCCAAAGTTTTGCGGGATTTGGATGGTCGTGTGGTGTCGGTGTTTATCAGTGAGATTGAGCGTCTTTTGGAGGCGCGTGAGATGGGGATCGTGTTGGTTCCCCGGCCTTATTCCAAGCACAGGGCGCGTTTGTTCCATGCGCCTTTGAGTTCTGGTTGGTCGCGTGGTCCTATGCCGAGGGATCGCAAGTTGCTGCGGCGGATGAACAGTTGGGTGGATGCGAAGGAGGTGGGTTTGGATGTATGGCTTGCCGAGCGACGTTGTGGAGTTGGCGCGATTGCGCGTCGGCGTCAGAAGGCTTCTCGGTCCGTGGCGGGGGGTTCATGCGACTCCGGCGGAGTTGGATCGTGTGATCGAGGGGATACCGCCTGCGGGTCGGGAGGAGATTTTGAGGAGGGTTGCGATGCGGGAGGGGGTTCGCCTTGTGCATCACAAGGGTTTGGTGATTCCGGCCCGTGACGGTTGAGTTCACCCGGAAGTTTCGCCCTGATGGCAGGGTGTTGCGGGAGTTCATGCGGAGCGATGCGCCGTTCCGTGTGATTCGTGGTCCTGTGGGCAGCGGCAAGTCTGCGGCGTGCTGCATGGAGATTTTCCGTTTGGCGTGTGCCTATCCGCCGAGCGACGACGGGATTCGCCGGTCGCGTTGGCTGGTGACGCGGAACACGGGTCCGCAGCTCAAGAGCACGACGATGGCGACGTGGTTGCAGTGGTTTCCTGACGGGAGTCCTTTGGGCCGGATGGTGTGGTCTCCGCCTTACACCTACGAGTTCCGGTTCGGGGATGTGGAGGCGGATGTGTTGTTCATTCCGCTGGACCGTCCGGACCAGTTGCGGAGTCTCCGGTCGCTCGATCTCACTGGCGCGTGGGCCAACGAGATCAAGGAGCAGTCGAAGGAGATCATTGATGTGATCGACGAGCGGCTGAGGCGTTATCGGCCTCCTGGCTCGCCGATTCCTCCGCGCAAGTGGTTCATCGCGGACAGCAATGCTTGGGACGGGGATTGCTGGTTGGCGTGGTTGTTTGGTGAGGCTCCGGTTCCCGAGTGGATGCCGCCTGAGGAGCGTGACACGTTTCCGGTGAATCCGCCTGGGTGGGCGTTGTTTCGTCAGCCGGGTGGGTTGATCGAGGATTTCGGGCCTGACGGCCGGACGGTTGTGGGCTATCGTGTCAATCCCGAGGCGGAGAACGCTTCCAACCTTGGTGCGACCTACTACCTCGATCTCGCGCAGGGGAAATCGAAGGCCTACATCGACCAGTATATCATGAACCGGCTGGCGTCCACGGCGGACGGCTTGGCGGTGTATCCCGAGTGGGACGACGGGTTTCATCGTGCTCGGGAGCCGATTCCTGTGGTGCCGAATGTCAAGCTGGTGTTGGGTTTTGACTTCGGGCTGACGCCTGCGTGCGTGGTGATGCAGGTGGTGAACGGCCAGCGGCGTGTGTTGCGTGAGCTGGTTTCGTCCAACATGGGGTTGGAGCAGTTCTTGAAGGACGTGGTGTTGCCTGACCTCATGCAGTTGTTTCCTGAGCATATGTCGAAGCGGCAGTGGATTGCTTGGGGCGATCCTGCGGGGAGCCAGCGTGCCCAGACGGATGCGCGGACGCCGTTCATGATTGCGGCTGCGTGTGGGTTGCCGATTCTCCCGGCCGAGACGAACGACCCCGATGTGCGTCAGGGCGCGGTGCGTTCCCTTCTCCTGAGCCGCAACCAGGAGGGTCCTGCGCTGTTGGTGTGGCCGGGCAGCCGTGCGGTTCCGGGTGCGCCGACGTTGCGTTCTGGCTTTCTCGGGGGTTACCGGATCCGGCGGTTGCAGGTGGCGGGAGCGACGCGGTTCGCTTCCGAGCCTGAGAAGAACATCTTCTCGCATGTCCATGATGCGTTGCAGTATGCGTGTCTTGGCACGGGTGCGGGGCGTCAGCTTTTGCGTGGTCCGCGTCCGCCGCAGAAGGCGCGTGCGTCGGCTTCTTATAGTCCTTTGGGTGCTTATGCCTCGCGTCGTGCGCGCTAGTCCTGGCGACCTCGGGGTTGTCCTCGATTTGTTCCGCGAGGGGTGTGCGGAGGCGGGCGTTCGGTTGTCCGATGATGCGCCGGGTTGCTTGGCGTGGGGTCTTTCGATGCCGGGCATGGCGGGGTTTCTGGCTGTGGAGGAGGACGGGCGTGTGGCCGGGGGCTGCCTGATGGCGGTGGATCCCTTGTTTGTTCCGTCTTTTGGGCAGGTGGTGAAGTTCTATGTGCGTCCGCCGTGGCGTGGCACGGCTGTGGCGAGGCTCTTGTTGCTGGCGGGCGAGGACTGGTGTTGGCGTCAGGGTGCGTCGCGTGTGTTGATGCACGGGCATTTCCCCGGTGAGGTGCCGGGCTATGTGGCGTTGGCGCGTGCGGCGGGGTATAAGCCGGGGATGTCCGTGTTCGTGAAGGAGCGTGGATGATGGGTGCGATCTTTTCTTCTCCCAAGCCGCCTGCGCCTCCGCCGCCTGATCCTGAGCTGGTGAGGCAGCGTCAGGAGGCGGCGCGGCGCGAGGCTGAGGAGAAGGCGGCCGAGGCGCGTCGTGTGGAGCAGGAGCGTCTTGGTTTCTTGAGCGTGGGGCGCGGCAATCGCAGCCTCATGAATGACGAGCGGTCCTTGGCTCCGCGATGAGGAAGGATCCTTCGGCGGTCGGCGTGCTTGCCCGTTGGGCCGAGGCGAAGCGTTGGCGTGTGCCTTACGAGCCTTACTGGCGGGACGTGCTGAGCTTGATGATGCCGGGCCGTCGCCGCTTGGAGACGGACAGTTTGTCCTCGGCGCTGGATGCGACGGAGTTGTATGACGACACGGCGGTGGTAGGCGTTCCCGAGTGTGCTGCGCGCATTCAGTCGGGGGTGATGCCGACTGGCGTGGAGTGGGCGCGTTTGGAGATGCAGGGCGCGTCCGACGAGCAGCGTCAGCGTTTGGCGGACGTGCAGCGTTACATTTTCGAGCGCATGGCTTACAGCAACTTCTACTCGGCTGTGACGGAGTGTCTCATTGACGCCGTGGGGTTCGGCAACTGGCTGATGCGTGTGGCCTACGATCCTGTGTCTCCTGGCGGGCTGGTGTTCGAGCCTGTGCCGATGACGCAGGTTTGGTTCGCTGCGTGGCATCGCACGCGGCCTGATGCCTTCTATGTGCTGAACCGTTACCGCGCTGGCCAGATGCGGATGCGGTATCCGCGTGTGGAGTTGCCGTCCGACGTGGAGGATCACCGGCTCTACGACGTGGTGGAGTTCTGCGAGCTGGACGGGGATGGCGTGGGCGAGCGGTATCGCCATGGCCTTTTGCTGGCGCATGGCGAGCGGTCTTCGATCATGTGGGAGAGGACCTATCAGGGCGAGGGGTCATGCCCGTTTGTCTATGGCCGGATGAGTCTTGCGAGCGGCGATATCTACGGGATTGGTCCGGCGATTCAGGCGTTGCCGTCCGTGCGCACGCTCAATGCGGTGAAGGAGAAGCTGCTGCGCGGTGCCGACTTGCAGCTCGGCGGGTTGTGGCAGGCCGAGGATGACGGGGTGTTCAACCCCGAGACGGCGGTGATGGTGCCCGGCGCGATCCTGCCGATTGCCGTTGGGAGCAAGGGGTTGCAGCCGTTGACGCAGCGGGTGCAGGTGGACTTGACCCAGTTGGTCATTGCCGACCTTCAACACTCCATTCGCCGCATGCTTTACAACGAGACGCTTGGTCCGAGGCAGGGCACGCCGCCTACGGCTTTTGAGGTTGAGGAGCGGATGCTTGACTTGGCGCGGCAGCTCGGTCCGGCGTATGAGCGCATCTGGTCCGAGTTCTGCGTGCCTTTGATTGCGCGCTTGCGGTATCTGCTCAAGCGTGCGGGGATGATCGAGATGCCGGTGATCGATGGCCGGACGGTGCGTGTGGAGCCGTTCAGCGGTTTGGCGCGTGCGGGTGCGATGGCGTTGGGCAAGCGTCAGGTGCAGTTGGCGCAGACGATTGGTTCCCTGTTCGGCCCGCAGGTGTTGATGACGCAGGTGGATCCGACGCGCTTTGCGCAGGAGCTGGCGCGGTTGTTTGATGTGCCGCCGAACATTCTCATCTCGCCGCAGGAGCAGGCGCGTTTGGGTGCGCAGATCGGGGCGATGCAGCAGCAGTTGGGCAATGCCGATCCGGCGTTGGCGCAGGCGGTTGCGGCTGCTGCGGGTGGCATGGGTGGTGGCCAGCCTAGGAGCTTCTGATGAACGACGATGAGGTGACGTTGGCGGTTCAGCGCGCCTTCAACGCGGCTGGTCCGTTGCTGACGCGCTATCTCATGGCGCGCTATGCGACGGTGGCGAGGCCGCCTTTCACGGAGGGCGAGCTGGCGTATCGCGAGGGTCAGCGGTCCGTGATCGCTGACTTGTTTACCCGCTTGGAGCAGAAGGAGAAGTCCAGTGAGTGAGACGGAAGCGCCCGCCCCTGTGGCGGAGAACGCACCCGAGGCTGCTGCGCCGGAGCGTCCGGCGTGGCTTCCGGCGAAGTTCAAGGAGCCGGAGGCGTTGGCGGCGAGCTATGTCGAGTTGGAGAAGAAGCTTGGCGAGCGGCGTGAGACGCTGCTGGCCGAGCTGCGCGCCGAGATGGCGAAGGATTTGCCTGAGAATCCCGACGCTTATGAGCTGGCGCTGCCCGAGGGCTTTGCGGTGCCGCAGGGCTTCGAGTTCCGCATCGAGGCGGATGACCCTTTGGCGAAGGAGGCGCGCGAGTGGGCGCACCGTCACAAGCTGCCGAAGGGGGCGTTCACGGAAGCGGTGGGTTTGTTTGCCAAGGCGGTGGCTGGGACTTTGCCTGACATGAAGGCGGAGCGGGCCAAGCTGGGCGAGCGTGCCGATGAGCGGCTGGCGCAGCTCGACGGCTACCTTGCGGCGAACCTGTCCGAGAAGGCTTACCGCGCCCTCCAGGGCGTGGCGCAGCGTGCCGAGGTCATCGAGGCGTTGGAGGAGGTGGTGCGTTTGGGCGGTGCCGAGGGCATGCCCGGCAAGGGTGGCGGTGCGGCTCCGGTTTCTGCGGCCAATGCGCCCTTTACGAGCGAGGAGGAGGTGCGGGCGGCCATGCGCGACAAGCGATACTATACCGACTCCAACTACCGGAAGTCGGTGTTCGAGCGTGCCGAGCAGTTCTTCGCGAAGCAGGGTTGAGAGGAAAAGAGGGGGGGGGTGGAGGCAATCTCCACCCCCCTGAGTTTTGGGGGAGAAGGAAACCCACAACACGGAGACGGTCCTAGGATGGCCTGTCTCCCCTTGCATTGCAAGCCCCTCCCGTGTCACATACGGGGGCAGGCCCGGAAGCGGGGCTATGGGGCGGTGGAGGCCGGAACCCCTGAGCCTGCTTGAGACGGACAACCAGGATCAGGTTGAAAGTGGAGAGCAGCGGAAATGCCGCAGAACATCGATACTTCTTTTGTCAAAAGCTACGAGACCGAAGTTTTCGAGGCGTTCCAGCGCCAGGGTTCCCAGCTTCGTGGGACGGTTCGCGTCAAGACCGTGAAGGGCGCGATGGACACCACGATGCAGAAGATCGGCAAGGGTTCTGCCGTCTCGAAGCCGCGTGGTGGCGAAATCCCCCTGATGAACGCGGACCGTGGGACGGTCACGATCACGCTGACCGACCGCTACGCGCGCGAGCTGGTGGACAAGCTCGATGAGTTGAAGATCAACCATGACGAGCGTGCCATCCTGACCAACGCCATCACTTGGGCGCTTGGGCGTGCGATGGATCAGGATATCATCACGGCGGCCGACCAGGCGACGGGCTACATCGACAACGGCTCTCCGTCCGTGTGGACGGCGGCTTCCGGGCCTGTGGCGGCCTTGGAGACGTTCGGCAAGGACGACGTGCCGCTCGATGGCCAGACCTATGCCATCGTGCCGTGGGAGGCGTGGGGCGATCTGCTGGGGATCCAGCAGTTTTCCAGCGCCGAGTATGTCAGCGACCAGCCTTGGACGGCGCGTGTGCCGTCGAAGGTGTGGGCGGGCTTCACGTGGATGCCCTACTCCGGCTGCACGGCGTCCGGTGCCGACAAGTTCTGCTACTTCTGGCACAAGACGGCGATGGGTGCTGCCATCGGCGCTGAGATCAGCGTGGACGTGACGTGGAATGGCGAGCGTGCGGCGCACAACATCGTGGGTTCGATGAGCATGGGCGCGAAGCTCATCGACCAGACTGGCGTGAAGCGCAAGCTGTATGACCTCTGAGGAGAACGGACCATGCCTTTGACTCTTGGAACGCTTCTGCCGGGTCCGGTCTTTGCCGGGGCTTATGGCGGCACGGCCACGGAGCGGTCGCCCCGCCTGTGGTTCTACTCGACGCCTGACAACCGCACGACGGTGCTAACGTCCGGCTACTTCAACGGCGCGACGCATCTTCTCAACCGGGGCGATATCATCATGGCGCATGTGGAGACTGGCGGCACGCCGGGTTTCATGTTGTGCATGGTGACTTCGGCTTCGCAGGCGGGCACTGTGACGACGTTGCAGAACTACCTCGCCTGAGCGGGGGGTTCCGCCGAGTGGATCGGGGGGAGGGGAGGGCGACCTTCCCTCCCCCTTCGCTTAGGGGGCATGGATGCAGACGAAGCTGAGCACCATCAACGCCGCCTTGGCCCGTTTGGGCGAGCGCCCTTTGACGAGCTTGGACGAGGATGGTCCGATTGCGGTGCAGGCTTTGGCCATTTACGACGTGGAGCGCGACATGGCGTTTGCCGCGCATCCGTGGCATTTTGCGGCCAAGACGGTGACGTTGACGCAAGCGCCGGGCACGCCTCCGGATGGTTGGAAGACGCAGTGGCAGTTGCCGACCGATTTTCTGCGGCTGATGACCGTCTATTTGCATGAGCGTCAGCCGACGCAGGAATATGGGTTGCATAGCAACCAGCGTCTTTTGTGGCCGTGGGAATCCACGCATCCGCCTGTCCTGACGTATGTGGCGCGGATCGGGGAGAATGACTGGCCAGCGTGGTTCCGGGTTTATGCCGAGCTGCGTTTGGCGCATGCCTTGTGCCTTGGCTTGACGGAGAGTGCCGAGAAAACCGATGCGATGGAGCGTCAGATGATGGCGGCATTCCGTGCGGCGCGCCTGCACAATGCGCAGTCGCGTCCGTCGCAAGTGATGGACCTTGGTGCTTTCACGCGGGCGCGGCGGTTCTGATGCGCGTTGATACGCTGCAGACCAGCTTTGTGGCGGGCGAGCTGGACGACGACGTGAGTGGCCGCCGCGACACGCCGCAGCTTCGCAATGCGGCGCGGCGGATGGTCAACTGCTGGCCGCGTGCTGCTGGTGGTGCGGTCTCGCGTCCTGGCACGTGGTTCCTGACGACGCTGACGGGCGGACAAACGACAAAGGTGCGTCTCTACGCCTTCATCGGTTCCAACGACCGCCTCTACCTGGCTTACTTCTATCAGTCCGGCAACAACGTGGTGGTTCAGTTCTATTTGTGGGACCAGAACCTCACGTCCGGCACGTTCCTTCCTGCGGTGACGGCGTGCGGTTCTGCAATCACGTTCGGCGCATGCGATATCGAGCGTGTGCGTGTGGCGACTGCTTTCGATACGATGTTCGTGGTGCATCCCGACGTGGAACCGCAGGTGATACGGCGCACGGGCCAAACAAGCTTTGCCATGTCGGCTTATGCCATCGAGGCTGGCAGTGTGGCGAAGTGGCCTTTCTATCGCTATGCGCCGCAGGCGGTGACGATTACCAACACGGGTGGTGCTGGCGCTGGTGCTCGGACCGTCACCACGTCGGCTGCTGCCTTCGCGGCGGCGCAGGTGGGGCGTGCTTTCCGTGTGTTTGACACGAGCACGAACAAGTGGGTCCATGCGACCATGACGGTTTATACCAGTCCGACTGCGGCGACCTTTAATTTCGAGGCTCCGGGCTTGACGCCGAACGTGGCGATGCCTCGGTGGGAAGAGCAGGCGTGGAGCAGTGGGCGTGGCTATCCGCGTTCCGTTTGCTTGTTTGAGCAGCGGTTGGTGATCGGCGGGGTGCGCGATGCGCCCGATGCGGTGTGGTTGTCATGCACGGGGGCCTACTACAACTTTGACCAGGGGCAGGGCGGGGATGCGGAAGGCATTGCTGTCACCTTGTCCAATTCGGGCGATGGCGAGATTCGGCATGTCTATGGTGCCCGTTATCTGCTGGTGCTGAGTGCGAACAGGGCGCGCTATTTCGAGACGGCTTCCGGCAAGCCTTTGTCTCCGTCCAACATTGTGCCGCGCCTGATTGGCGACTTTGGGGCGCACCATTCCGAGCCGGTGGCGCTGGACGATGGGGTGTTCTACTGGCAGTCGGATCGTGTGACGCTGCGTCGCCTGTCGTTTGACAACGCGGAGTTGGAGCGGCGGGTTCGTTCCGAGGCGGCCAACATTGCCGCGCCTGACATGGAGATTGCTTCCGACCAGCTTTCCATGGCGGCCATGTCCGGTTCTCGGTATGCGCCTGAGGAGTTGTTGGTTTCTCCGACGCGCGCGTCGGCCGAGATGTTCGAAGCGGATCGCTTCGATTGGCGGCAGATGATGGTCATGCGGAGCGGCGAGAGCGGGCGCACGCTGCAGTTTGTCCGTTGGACAATCGGCCATGTGCCGCAGGTGCGGCCTGCCGGGAAAGTGCATGCGGTCGCTTCTGGCGACGGTTTTCTTTTCATCGTTGTTTCGCGTGTCGAGGCGGTCGGGGATGATCCTGCGCCTTTGTTGTCATTGGAGGTTCTGCATCCGCAGATGTGGGGGGTGCCTTTGGATGGTGCGCGGGGGAGGGCCACGACGGGCAGTGGCACGATGCCGACTACGCATGTGTCTACTGCGGATGGCACTTTCTATTTGATGGAGTCGCGCGGCAAGAGGAAGAAGCTGAACACCTATACGCCTACGGCTGGCAACATCAACTATACGGTGGGTGCGAACGAGACCGATGGCCCTTGGTTCATCGGCGTGCCGTATGTGTGGGGCGTGGCGGTGTATCCGGTCAAGTTCGATGGCCAGTTTGGGCCGAGCGACAACCGCCGCTTGCGTGTGGTGCGGGCGGCCGTCTTGGCCCGTCCTTTTGATCCTGTGCGCATCGAGGGGGGATCCTCCTTGTCTGTGGAGGGGTTGCACATTCGAGAGCAGCAGGTGTTGAGGGATCATGACGATTTGCCGATTCTCGATGAGAACCTTGCTCCGATCATTGGCAAGCTGGTGTTGGCTGAGCGCGACGAGCATGTGTGGCGTCGTTCCCGTTTGTTCGGGTGGCAGCAGGACGGGGCGTTGCGCATCATGCGAAAGAATGACGAACCGTGGTCTTCGGTCAGCGTCTTGTCGCTGGCCCGAGAGGTGAGGATGTAGGCGATGAGCTGGACCTTCCTGATGGCTGCGGCCACTGTCGCTTCTGCTGCGATGCAATATTCGTCGGCGCGCTCGCAGGCTGCTTTTGGCCAGGCGGCGGCGCGCATCCAGCAGGTGCAGGCGGACGAGCAGCGGGAGCTGAACGCCATTCAGGCGGCGCAGGAGGAGAACGAGCGCCAGCGCCGCGCGCGGTTGGTGGCGAGTTCGAACCTCGCTTTGGCTGGTGCGTCCGGCTACGACCCTTGGACTTCGGGATCGTGGCTGACGATTGCGGGCGAGAACGAGCGCATGGCGGCTGAGGATGTGAGCAACATCCGGCTGATGGGCGGTGCGCGTGACCGGCAGTTGCAGCTCCAGGGCTTGGGCGCGCAGGTTTCCGGGGCTGCGTATGCGCATCAGGGATCGTCTGCGTGGTTGCAGGCGGGTGCGACCTTGCTGCGCGGTGGCGCTGAGCTGGCGAGGGGTTGGCGATGACGTTGCAGCGCGACGAAAGGGTTGCTGGCGTCCGCCCTCTGGGCGTCATTGACACGCGCGAGATTGAGCGTGCGGGCCAGGTGGCTGGCACGCCGGGGCGTGTGATTGCTGGCAACCTTGATCCGCTGATCAACATGGCTGCGCAGGGTGCCAAGGCGCAGGCGGTGGAGCGCGGGGTCATCCGTGCGGGCCAGGTGCAGTTCGAGATGAAGGACGGCATGCCGGTCATGCCGGAGGATCTGCCGGGTGCCGGGTCTTTCTTCCATGCCAATGAGGGATATCGCGCGGCGCTGGTAGCCCGTTATTTGTCCGAGAGCCGCATTGCCGCCAGTCAGCGCATGGGCGAGCTGGCGCGCACGCATGCGACCGATCCTGACGCCTTTGAGACTGCGGCGCGGGCGCAAGTAGAGGGGTGGGCGTCGGCGGCTCCCGAGGCTTTGCGTGCGGAGTTGATGCCGATCTATCTGACCGAGGCGGCGCGTGTGCATGCGCGTCTGGCCGAGGCGCGCATGGCGCGGGAGGTGGCGGCTTCGGCGCGTTTGTCGGCGCAGGCGCATAATCTGAATGTCAGCGAGGTGCAGATGGCGGTGGAGCGGGGCGAGGACCCGGCTCCCGCCTTGCGCCGTGGCGAGGAGTTTCTTGAGCGGCAGGTTCAGCTCGGGGTGTTGACGGCTGCCGATGCGGAGATGCAGCGGCGCGAGTTGCAGGTGGCGCGCATTGCGGGCGGTGTGTTGGCCGAGGCGCGGCGGCGCGGCTATGCGGGTGGCAATGCTTATCTTGAGCGGTTCGAGCGTGGCGAGATTGCGCCGGGCGAGCTGTCGGTCGAGGAGCGGCGGCAGGTTGGCGAGCTGGCGCGTGCGCGTTTGAATGTGGCGCGTGCGGTAGAGGATTACACGCGCGTCGAGGGCACGCGGCGTGCGCTGACGGAAGTCGAGACGATGGTGTTGTCGGGCCAGTTGGACATGGCCCGGCTGCGTGATCTTGAGCGTGTTGTGCCCGGCATCACTGACCGTGCGCAGATGGCGTTGCATCGGCGCGGTAGTTTGATGGCGACGCTATGGGCGCAGGAGCGACGGATTGCGGCGGCGCAGGAGGTTGAGGCGGAGGTGCGCCGTGAGCTGGGTGGCGAGAATCCGTCTGGTCCCATGGAGTCGCGGATCGATGAGGCTGCGCTGCGTGAGGTTCAGGATGCGCAGGCGCAGGCGGTTTTGCGCGAGCGTGCAGAGGCGTTGAGGCGGGGAGCGCTGGCCGATAGGGAGCGGATGATTCGCGAGGGGCGGATCGACGAGGCGCGGCTTAATGAGATTGAGGAGTTGATTCCCGGTTCGTGGACCCGTGTGGAGTCGGCGATTGCGTCGCGCAGTGAGCGTGCTGCGACGGAGTGGCGGCAGGGAGTAGCGGTGGCGCGTGGCCGTGCGATTGAGCAGGCCATGATCGAGGCGATTCTGGGTGGTGAGCCTTTGACGGGTGGCTTGCCGCCTTCCCAGATTGACGAGGGTGCTCCGCTTGCGGTGCAGGCGGCACAGGCTGCGGAGCTGGCGAAGCGTTACGAGGAGGCGCAGAAGGAGCGTGCTGCGTCCATGGAGCGGTTGCGGAGGATGCTTTTGCATGCGCAGCCCGGCATGCCGCCTGCCGACCATAGTGCCAGCAATATTGCGGTGGCTTCCGAGATTGCGTTGTCTGCCAATCGTGGCGTGGCGCCTGACTATGCGACGACGCGTGGGTTGCAGGCTGGCATGATTGCCGCGATGACGGGCGTGTTGCCGTCCGAGATGCGGGATTACATCCAGAGGGGTGCGCGGAGCGACAACATCGAGGCGTTCATGGCGGCGGCGCGTGTTTATGCTGCTGGTCAGAAGTCCGAGCATCCGAACGTGCGTGCGGCCTTTGATCGCCTCGACCCGTTCACCAAGAAGATGTTGGACGGGGTGGAGGCCGATATTTCGGTGGCGGGCGCTGCGCCGTTGGCGGTGATGGAGGAGAGGCGGCAGGCGGCGAGTGGGCGTCCCACGTCGCTGGACGATGCCGAGAAGCGGCTTGGCGACACTCCGGCCAAGCAGCGTGCGGCGTTGGATGCGGCCATTGACCAGCAGGTTCCACGGCTTGTTTCCTGGTTTGCGCGCAACATGCCTTGGGGTGAGGGTGCGCCTGAGGTGTCTGAGCATGTCCGAGATCTGATGCGGCGGGCCATCCTCTTTGACATGGCCTTCAACAACCGGAGCCTTGAGGCGTCTGCGGCTTCGGTGATCGACAACTTTGCCAAGACAGGCACGTGGGCGCGTGATGAGGGTGGCAATGTGATCGACAGCGTGCCTTTCATGCGCTTTGGCGTGTCGCGGCTGGGCGTGAACGACATTGGCCAGGTGGCTTCCGACCGTGCGCGGCTTGTCAGCGACCCGCCTGAGGTGGTGCTTGCGGCTCCTTACAGGAACGCTTCCTCGACGCTGGCGTGGGTTGTGCCGCACATCCGGCAGGAGGCTGCGCAGCGCGGGATTGAGCTGCCTTCCGGCATGAGCTTGGACACTGTTCGGCTGCGTCCGGTCTATGAGGGTGGCCAGCGGCGGTGGCAGGTGTGGTATCGCCATGGCACGGTGACGACCTACGTGGCGGAGAAGGGCACGGCGGTGCCTGCCTTGTTCGATCTTGAGGCGCGGCGTGCCGAGCTGATTCGTGGCGATGCTGCCGCCGATGCGGCCGTCGAGAGGGAGCGTGCTGCGCGGGAGAGGCGGAACCTGAATCCTGAGGGCGTGCCCAGCATGGGTGTTGCGCCGTGAGCGAGCAAAGCCCGAGCCGCTACTCGCTTGGCCGTGGCACGGAGCCTGCTGCCGAGGCTTCGTTCCTGCGCAACTTCGTCAACCAGTGGTGGTTCGAGTCCGGTTTGGAGGACGAGATTCGCCGCATGGCGATCCGGACGGAGGCGACCTTTGCGGGCCGCTATCCGCCGGTGGAGGGCTACAACCCCTTCGAGGACCGCGAGGCGCTTCGTGGCTTCGAGAACAATCTGCATTTCTTCCGCGACAGCCGTTCGCCTGCCGAGACGGAGGCGATCAAGCGGTGGGTGTTGGAGAGCAAGCGTCGCCAGGAGGAGTTGGAGGCGATGGTTGGTCACAACCTCAACGTCTCCGGCTTTCTGGCTGGCATCCTGACGCCCGGCAACATTCTGACGGGTCCTCTTGGCATTGGGCGCGGGTTTGTGCGTGGTGCCTTGACGGGCGCGTTGCAGGGGGTGGTTGGCGAGGCGATTGACAGTGGCATCCGGCAGGCTACGATGCCTGCGGAGACGGCTGGCAACCCGCCTGTGACGATTGCTGGCGCGGCGATCTTTGGTGCTGCGTTGGGCGGTGCCATTGGCAAGTTCATCGACATGCAGGCCTTGGGCCGCTTTGATGTGGCCCAGGCGCGTCTTGAGGCGTGGCAGCAGCAAAGTGCGGCTGGCGTGCCTGCGAGTCAGCGTGTGTTGCCTGACTTTCCTGACCGGCCGCCTGACATGGCTCCGCCGCCGCCTCCGACGATGCGGCCGCGTGGCGAGGGCGAGGTTCCCGCTCCTGAGCCTCGCGTGGAAACGCCGTCCGCTGCTGCGCCTCCGCCTCCCGAGCCGCCTCCGCCGCCTTCTCGTCCGCCGCCGCCTGCGCCTGAGCCGCGCCCTCCGGAGCCTTCTCCGAACGCTGCGTTCATGGAGCAGTGGGCGTCGTCGCGTGCGTTGGCGGACCGCGATGGTTTGACGCAGGAGATTGAGGCGCGCAGCAGGCGCGGCGAGACGGAATCGAAGATTGCCAAGGCGTTGCTGCCGGACGAGCCATTGCCGGTGGCGAAGGAGATTGTGCGCGACGTGCGCGCCACGTTGGGCTTTCCCGATCCCGAGACGCGGGTGGAGTTCGAGGCTTGGCTGCGTTCGGCCGAGGGTTCCGAGGCGCGGATGAAGCGCCTTGAGAGCGAGATCGGTGCCATTCTGCGCGAGTTGGAGGGGGCCGAGGGTGCCGAGGCGCGGCGTCTCATTCTTGAGTTCAACCGTCGCATGGACCAGATGGCGGCGCTGGCGGACGAGGCCGAGACGCCTGCCAGCACCGCGCCGCCCGAGGTGGCGGAGAGCGTTGCCAAGGCGGCCAGGGAGGCGTCGGAAAGCATTGCGTCCATCAAGAGCGCCTCCGAGGCCGACATTCCCTCAGAAGCCCCTAGGATGGCTTCTGAGGGGCCTGAGGCCTCGCCTGCTACCCAAGTAGCCGGGACGCCTTCGGACGCATCCACGGCCCTTCCAGGGCCGATTGCGGCCCCCTCTGGTGCGCCACCACCTCCTCCTCGGCAGCCGCCGGTGGGCATGCGGCAGCCGAAGCAGCCGAGCGAGAACGCCGACCGCATTGCGCCTGGCTCGCTGCTGGACAAGCTGCGGTGGCGGCAGATGCCGTGGCACTACCTCAAGAATCTGCCCAAGGGGCTGATTCCCGAGGACTTGCGGCAGCGTGTGTCGCAGGCGGCCGATCTGCTGGCCGACTCGCCCGGCCTGCACTACGTCGGCGAGCGCTTGGGCTGGCGGCCCGAGCAGTCCGTCGAGAACGCCGTGAAGGTGCTTTCGGCTCGGCTGATGCGCGCCAACCGCGAGCTGACCGACGCATGGTTTGCCCATCTCGGCGTCGAGCGCAGCGGCGCTGGCACCGTGGGGCAAATCGCGCGACGCCTGACCGCCGTTCACCAGCGCGCGGCAGGCAGCGAAGGCAAGATGACGTGGGGCGAGTTCAACCGCGAAGTCGGCATGGCGCTTGCCCAGGGCAGCCACCCAGATCCGAACGTCATGCGCGCCATGAAGGCGCACCGGGAGTTCTACGACTGGTATCAGCAGCAGGCCATCGACCTTGGGCTGCTGCTCACCCCCGAGAAGCTCGCAAGCCGCATCCAGTCGCGGGCCGCCATCCTCAACCGCATCGAGCAGCAGCAGCTTCCGGAGCTGGCGCGGATGCTGGACAAGGCCGAAGCTGCCGAAGTCAAGCGCGGGCCACGCCATCGCACCCTCATGACGCCCGAGATGAAGAAGGCATGGGACGATACCATCGCCGAGCTTCGCCAGGTGTCTGAGGACATGAACCGCGCTACCGAAGGCTGGACGCGCCTTCTCTCCGGCCAGGACCTCGAAGCCTACCGGGCGCTGGTGGAGCGCCGCAGGACGCTCGCGGCGCAGTTGCAGGACTTGCGCAAGGCCGCTGGTCAGGACACGGAGCCTGTCACGCAAAGGCTGCGAGAGAAGATTGACCATCTCCTGAACCTCGCCGACGAGCTTCACGTCAAGCTCGACGCGGACCGCGAGCTGCAAGATCGCATGGCGCGCATGGGCGAGAAGGCTGACCCGGCCTATGTGCCGCATGTGTGGATGCCGGAAGCCATCGCCAGGGATCCGAGCGGGCTGGCCGAGATCATCGCCAAGGACTGGGTGCAGCGCCAGAAGTTCGGCTGGGAGCAGGTGCGCCCCGACGTTGTGCAGCTTCGTGCCGATGCCCTTGTCGCCAACATGGCAGGCGGGGGGCCGGGCGAGGCCCTCCGCGCCGTGCTGGTGCGATGGAACACCATCCGTGGCATGACGCCCGACGAGGCCGCCAGCAAGGCCGATGCCACTGTCCAGCCCCTTCTTCCTTCCCTGCGGGAAAGCGGATGGAAGCGCCTCAAGCGCGAGGTCCAGTCGCTGCGAGGCAAGGACGGCGACCGCGAATGGACGCTCGAACAACGGATGATCGTGTCCAAGGCGCTGGAAGATGCGGACGTGCCGTTGACGATCAAGAACAAGGGCGAGACCTTCGGCACCGGCATCGTGGATGCGATCTTCGATGTGGACTCCACGGCGCGCACCCAGATGGACTTTGGCTCCGGCAAGGGGCACGCCGAAAGCCGGACCATCACCGCCGCTACCGCCGACCTCGCGCCATGGCTGCATCTCAATGCCGACGAGCTGGCGCTGCGATATCACCGCACCATGGCACCGCTTCTGGAAACCGCGAGGCGCTTTGGCGACGCGAACCTCACGCGCTTCATTGAAGCGCTGCGGCACGATCTCACCAGCGAAGGCGTTCCGCTACAGGTGCAGGACCGGATCGTAGGGGCGCTGACCGACCTCCGCGACGTGGTGGCCGACCGCTACGGCATGCCTTCTGACCCGACCCTGTGGACGCCTCGCATCCTGAGGCTGCAAATGCAGTTTGCCGTGCTGACCCAGATGGGCAAGGCGGTGTTCTCCGCCGTCACCGATCTGGGCCGCACGGGTTGGTCAGTCGGATTCCGGGAGATGTTCGGCACCGTGCTCGATGCCGTGGCCAAGGAGCGCAAGGGCCTCAAGTTGGCCATGGCAGAAGCGGACGAGATGGGCGCGGCTGCTGAAATGGTGCTCATGTCTCGCGCGCACGAGATTGCTGGCATCCACCCTGGAGACTTCGGGCGCACGCAAGTCGAGCGGTTTTTCGACCGCGCCTCGAACACCCTCAACCTTGTCAATCTGCTTGCGCCTTGGACCGACTTGCTCAAGCGGTTTACTGGCGCGGTGCTGCAAAGCCAGATCCTCAAGGACTCCATCGCCATGGCTGAGGGGACCATCACCCCCGCGCGCCTCAAGATCCTGCGTGAGCGCGTGTCGGACGAGATGGCGCTGCGCATTGCGGCAGCTTGGGATGCTCAAGGCAGGCCTTCCCACGGCAGGCTGGCGCTTGCCTCCACGCCTGGCTGGCAGGATCAGGAGGCGGCGCAAGCGCTGCGGGGTGCCATCGCGCGCCTGACCGAGACGGCGGTGCCGACTCCCGGCGCTGCCGACCGGCCTCTGTTCATGCGCGAGCCGTGGGGCCGCATGGTATTTCTCTATCGCGGCTTTGCCCTTGGCGCGACGCAGCGCGTCTTGGGTGCCGCGTTGCAGGAGCGGGACAAGCGCGCCTTGTCGGGCATTGCTGCCATGATTGCCCTGGCGTGGCTTGTCGAGGGAGGGCGTCAGTCGCCGCACGAGCGGCATCCGATCATGTCCTTCGAACGCCTCTACTCGGCCGTGGAACGCTCGGGCGTGCTTGGGATTCTGACCGACGTGAACACGATGGTGGAGGTCTATAGCGGAAACCAGCTTGGCGCACGCCCCTTGCTTGGCCTTGACCCCGAGCCGTGGAACAAGAACCCCAACTGGGTAAGGCTGGCAGGCACGGCCACCTTGGGCGGTGCTCCTGCCATGGAGCCGTGGATGCAGGCCATCTGGGCCTTCACGTCCGATGAGGCCACGGGCAGTCAGCAAGCTGCCGCTGTCAGGAGGCTTATCTTGTTCAACAATCTGCTGTATTGGGATGGGCTAGTGTCGTCCATACAGCGTGATGTGGGTTCAACCTTGGAGGGCAAGTGATGCCTACAGTGTTTTCATATTCGCTTGTCAGCCCTTTTTCGGCCACGCAGCATACGCTGCTGGGCTGCGATGCGGTGACAGGAGAGGTGCATCGCTACGACTTGTCCAATCTGGACACGTTGGTGCCCATTGCCAGCCAGGCGGAAGCGGAGGCGGGCACCAACAACGCCAAGATGATGACGCCGTTGCGGACTGCGCAGGCTATTGCTGCTTCCTCCTTTGTCAAGGCGGACGGCACCGTGTCCATGACGGGACAACTGACGCTGCCCGCCTCCAACCCTACTAACGCCAACCACGCGGCGCGCAAGGCGTATGTGGATGCCGGAGACTTGTGGGCGAAGCTTACTGATGCGGCCGTTAGCAACAGCACGATCATCGATGTCACGGGATTCAGCCTGCAGGATTACCGGATGGTGACCGTGTTGC